CGTTGGTGGCCACCTTCGGGTTGTGCCAACATTACGGTTTGGACGTCTACGTCCGTCGGAGTTCGTGAACTCGCTTGGACGTGAGTTGCAGTGCTTTTTGGCTGGTGTTACCAGTAACCAACGCTTTAGGGCGGGGGTTGTCTGGTTTCGCTCGAAGCTTGTTCCGTTGCGGTCAACTAGATTGACTCTACATGAACTTGGCTTTCGAGGGACACTAGCTTTGAGGCTCGGCACTCTGTTTAAGTTGAGGCTCTATGATCCGAGCCCCGTTGTTCCCCCGTCTCCGCCTGTTGGGCACGGTGTGACTCTCTCTTCGGAGAGCTTCACCCGTGTCCCGGAGGCTGAGGTTACGGAGGAGTTGCGCTTTGCGGCGGCTAGGGAGACGTGCTCTTGGAAGTTCTCTTTGGACTTCGTCGAGTGTCGTGTGAAGGCAGCACTTCGGTACTGTCTTGACCTATCCGCAGTTCGGCGCGATGAACCTGTTTGTGGAGTGGTTCGCTCCGTGTCGTTTCCTGGCGCTTTTTGGCCGGGTGCGAGAAGGACGGAAGTGGAAAGTCGGCGTCGGAGGCAAGAGGTAGAAGCCTTCGCGCAAGCGAGAGTGGTGGGTGAGCGGTCTGTCGCGATCCCCGATCGTCTCCTGGGTGACCAGGCTCTGATGATTTGGGAATCAGGACCCCCCCCAACGTACGAAGCGTCGGTTGGTCTGAGTGCCAAAGAGCTCGGACGTCTTCGTACGTCCGCCGCGCTCTGTCTGATTGGGGGTATATCTTCGGATATCCCGCCCCCACCTTCTCTCCGACCGGCGACTGCATTGAGCATGCTCGTCTGGTTAAGGAGCTTCTAGGAACCTGCCCGAGTGTCCTCCCCAAGGAGGTCATGGCCTGGCAGTCCATTAAGAAGGGTCTTCCTGCTTCTTGCGAATGCATGGAGGGCCCCCTCATGGAGAAGCTCGTGGAGGGGATCCGTCGTCCTAGACGAGATCTCCCAGCCGGCTACCTGTCTTTCGTGGCTAACCAAGTCAAACGTCTCTTCCCGAAGGGTTGGGACCTTGGCTACGAATCTCAGGTTCTCCTCACTTCCCCCCCCCTTAGCGCTACCTCCGATTCAACCCGTCGGGACGGTGGGTGCCTGGGTACCGAGATCGACCATGACAACTTCCTTCAAGAAGCTCTGTCTGGTCCTTCTCGCCCAGGTCGCCCCCGGCCCGAGGCCGAGTTGATTGTGGTGCAGTCGGCCGGAAAGCCTCGTCCTTTGACAAAGTTTTCCTCCGATGAGCTGCTTTTGCGTCCTCTTCACAAGACCATCTACAATCATTTGTCCAAGGCCAAATGGTTGTCGAGGGGCGACGTGACGGCGGACTCTTTGGAGCGCGCGGGGTTCCACGACAACGATGGTGTTCTTACTTCTGGTGATTACAAGTCGGCGACCGATGGTTTGTCGATCGAAGTAGCTGAAGTAATCCTGAACACCCTCCTCTCCTCTTCTTCGGTTGTCCCTCCTTCCGTACGGGAGCGTGCAGTCGCGATCCTCCGTCCTTTCTTGTATAGGATGGAGGGTCCCGCTGGCTGCGCCGCTGCGATACGACACGACGTTGGTTATCCTTCCGTTGGTCAGATGATGGGTTCTTACCTTTCATTTCCTCTCCTCTGTCTCCAGAATCGTTTAGCCTTCCTGTGGGCTATGCGCTCTTCTGGGTTGAGTTGGAAGGAGGTGATCGGTACTCCCTGTCTGATCAACGG